AATGGCAATTCTTGGAAGTATTTGTACTTAGCTTGGTATTCAGGCTGTTCAGAAGGTCTTACCCATCCGTATTGCTTGATCCAGCGTTCTTCAATGTCTGTGCCACTTGCTGTCCAAATGTGATGATTCATTTTTTATTCCTTTTCAGTTTGAAAATAATTCTTCACTTCAATACAGCTCATTTCTGTTGCTGTATAAACTGAAGTGACACCAACCTTGCTGTACATTTTTCCATCTTTGCATACAACTGATGGATAAGTAAGACAGCCTGTCAGCAAGATTGGTAAAGTTAAAATCAAAAACTTCATCTTATAAGCCATAAGCAAACATACAGCCAAATAAGACCCCAAAGACTAAAACTACCAATGCTTCTACCCATAATGGGATATTAAATTTGTCATAAAACATTTTCAATTTCCTTTCGTGAAAATTTAAACTACACTCATAGTATTACATAAATGTATTACACAATAAACAATTATTTTCAACTGTTGCTAAAAAGCCCCGAGGGGCTTTGATTATCTCGGAACATCAGCGACCAAACTACCGTCCATGATTTCACCAAGGATAAACTTGGCACGATTCAAAGTCTGACGAGCACGTTCAACCGCACCCATTGACATTTCCTCTTGAGCGTCACTCATCAAACCAGCGACAACCATGTTAGCCCCACTCAACCGATAAGTAATGCACTCTTTAATTTGAGAGAGAAATTCAGCGATATTGCAACCGTAACATTGGAGTTCAAATTCTTGGTTCATTTTCATTCTCCTTCGTAAATGTTGCCACATTGATTGCCATTGCTGTCTAAAATTCGGTCAGGCAAATGTCCTGATTTCAAGTAACGATCAGCAAGACGAAACAAAATATCAGAAATTTCATTGTAGTTTTCGTCAAAAGCCGCATTGTCACAGTTAATTTCAATTTGAATCTTCATCATAATTCCTTTCGTGTTAATCAAGACTACACCTTAATAATATACCTATTAAGCATGAAGTCAAACATTATTTCGCATATTGTTGTTTTTTATCAAAAAGGGGTGGAGCTGTCAAAACCACGAAAGGACCCGACTTGCTCGGGAGTGCAGATTTTAGGGATGCAAGCCCTGAATTGACAGCTCCGTAGAGGGCGGGGTTTCCCCCGTAAAACTATGTTACATCAGAACGGAATATCTGAGTCTATATCCGATAAATTGACACCAGCACTTTGAACAACGGATGGTGTATTTGCTTGTCTTGGCTTTGGATCAAAGAACGAAATCCAACCATCAAACCCTACTGGTATGGATTCCATCTTCATTGACAATCCATTAGCTGTTTCAAATACAGCACCTACTTTGACCCAATTAGGCTTTTCTTCGCCAGCTTGATTCTTATAAGTGCCAATCCTAGCTTTTGCTTCGTATTTAAGCGCCAATTTAATTCTCCTTTATTTGTAAAGTATTACTATTTGATTTGTAAAGAACTACCACTTGTCAATTTTGCACCTTCAATAACAACGCCAGCTTTTAAATCTTCCTTCAGTCGATTCTTATTAAGAACTGCTGGTAATGGCTCGGGAATATCAAAATATTCGTCAGGGATCATGCCTTGATTAATGACTTCAACCGATGGAGGATTTTTACGGATACTTAAAGCAAAATAAGGACAATCAATCTTACTGATACCAGTGCGTAGCATATTGTCTAAAAGGTATTGACGCATACGGTCAGCTTTGGCTTCCAAACTCTTTCTTCGGTCTGCCATTGCCTTTTCAGCAACTTTGATAGCATCAGCACTAGCCTCTAGGTTGCGTAAGAACATAGCCACGTTTGTTGCCTTGACCTCAAGATCGCCAGTAAGGGATTCAAGGGTATCTTCAAATGTCTGTTGATCCTCAATGTCCATGTCCATCAACTTCTGAACGTCTTGCAAGTATTGGTCAGCGATGGTGTAAAGAGTGAGATTACTCATTATTTGACTCCTAATACTGTTTTACGGGCATTGTAAAGAGTGGTGAATGTAGTGATCGCCTTCTTATCTTCCTGCCCTTGAGCTAGTCGATAAGCCCCTGCATAAGCCTTTTTCAGCTCATCCTCTGTTACTGCGTCACCGATCAATAAAGTAAAATCAGCAATTTGATTATCAGTAAGCGGAATTTTAGCTATTGGAGGCATTATTTCAGGAGTATGAGAATCAGCATCATTATCACCCTCAGTCGGGATTGCAAATGCTTGCAAAGCGGCATATTTGTAAGCGGCTGACATTGCCTTATTAGTAGCTTTGTCAGAAGTATCCATTGCCTCTCCAAATGTTTTGACAACGTGCTTACTGCCATCCTCGGCACAAACAAAATCAAATTCAACTTCAACGGTAACGTAAAAAATAGCTCCACCAGCCTTAGTCTGACGCTCAACGCATTCTCTAGCTAAAACCCTAGGAAGAATGCACAAACCATGTTCTGCTAATAATGGGCTAACTGTATTGAAAATATCATCAATACCTCGAAACTTGTAAGAAGCCCCTTGTTGATTGGTACGGCTTTTGGTAATACCGATTTTAGCCAATTCAGATTGAACGGCATTGATCGCTTTATAGACTTTCATTTTGCTTCCTTTCGTGGTTAATCTTCGCAAATCTCGTTTTCAGCTTGTTCTAAAGCATAACGCTCCATGTAATCGTAAGTAATAGCCCAAATTTTGCGACCTATCATTTCAAAGTCTTTTAGGTCTAGGCAATCTTGTAGGTCTTCGGCTTGCTGGACGCTCAATTCACCCATAGCTTCGACAATATTGCCAGCAATAAATGGATCGTAAACCTTAGTTTTCATCAATGTAGCTACCCGTTCCTCGATCTCATCAGTGCGATCTTCGGAATCATCAGGCTCGTAATACGCATCTTCTCGGTTCATATCATTTTCCCTTTCGTGGAGTTTTAATTGTAATATATATTTCCCCTTTCGGGGAAAATTAAAAGTTGTAATCGTAATATTTGCAAGGTTTGTCAGACAACGAAAATCTTTGACCGTATTTATTTGCAAAACCTTTTTTCTTGTTTGCTCTAATTCTGATAATCTCATTTTCAGGATTTGAGCTGATGATCCACTTTTGGGCGTTATCGCTCACAGCAGAGAATCCACCAACAACAAATTGTGTTACAACAGCAGGGTCTTTAACAGCGTCCATTGCCCTAATCTCGTAGCACTTGTCAGATACTTTACGGATAATTTCGTAAGGCTCAACATCAGAATAACCACAAAAATTTGCATATTTCATTTTGATTTCCTTTCGTGAAAAAATCAGACTACATAAGAAGTATTACATATAAGTATGATAAGAGCAAGTGGTTTGTGCAAAAATAATACAGTACCAAATTTATCCTTTTAGAAGCTCAAATAGTGAGCTTATTACCTAGGGAAAGTACCCATAAAAATAAATGTATTACCTACCAAAATTTGCAGTAATATATTCCCATGAAACATCAAGCGTGGTGTTCTCATAAACTTTTTCGGAAAAAAGGAAAGCCAATGCTTGAATTCCCCCCGCAAGATAAAATTGAAGTATTTGCAAACGAGCAAGGTCTTATTTGCTTTAGGTCTGCTGGTGATATTGAAAATACAGAAGAACAAATTGTTTGCTTAACTATCGGTCAGTTTAGATCGGTTATGAAAAATTCCCAAGACCTAATTGCCCGAGCTGATGAGTTTAAAAGGGGGCTGACATGAAACTAATTCCTAAAAATTGGAGTTCATTTCAGCACTATAAATTACGGAATCCTCCTTGGATAAAACTGCATAAAAACTTGCTTGATGACATGAATTTTCAACGCTTGCCTCTTGCTAGCAAGGCGATAGCACCAATGTTGTGGTTGCTAGCAAGTGAGTCAAATAGTGGTGAAATTAACAAAACTACCGAGGAGATTGCTTTCCGTCTAAGAATGACTGAGAAGGAAGTGTCAACAGCCATCAAACCCTTACTGGATATGGGTTTCTTCATTGATGCTAGCAAGATGCTAGCAAATGGCTTGCAACATGCTATGTCAGAGACAGAGACAGAGACAGAGACAGAGACAGAGAAACCTAACTATGCGGAATCTAAGATTCCACCATGCCCCCATCAACAAATTATTGATATTTACCATCAAACACTTCCCGAGCTTCCAAAGGTAGTAGCTTGGAACAAAACTAGGGAAAGTCATTTAAAGCAAAGATGGAGAGAGCTGTTTGTTGAATATGAATGCAAAAGCACCGAAGAAGGCTTAGATTGGTTTAAGAATGATTTTTTCCAATTTGTTAAAAATTCAAGGTTTTTAACGGGGAAAGTGTCAAGCAATGGTAGAAGGGCATTTTTAGCTAATTTGCCTTGGGTCATCAAACCTGAGAACTTTGCAAAGATTATCGAAAGGAAATATGAATGAAAATTAAATACGGCATAAAAGCTGAGGAAGCAAAGCAGGATGGTCAGCCAATCGTTTGTACCGCATACGGCTGTGGGCTTACTGGCACTTTGTCTACTGGGACCACCGGGGAAAGTAAGTTCTACTGCCGATTTCATTTTGGATTATCCCCAAACAAAAATGACCAAGTAACCTTACGAATTCATCAAAACGACAAACTACGCAATATTTTCGATATGTGTACTAATCCTGAAAAATTCTTTAAAGGAGATAAAAACATTACTTTTTTTGCTATTGCAGATAAAAAGGTATCAGAAGTATTATATGAAATGGGTTTATCTGAATTGCATATTCCTAAGAATTTGCTTAAAACTCGTAGAAATATTCTTGGTGAATTGGATAAACGAACTTTTGTATTGAATGAAAATTAAAGGATTATGCAATGACAACTCAAACTGGTAATGCCTTGGTAAAGGTCCGAGCCGTTTTCCTGAATGAGGAAATGCCGTTGACTATGGCGGTCTTGGCTCAAAAGACAAATCTCAAGTCTTCTCAGGTTTCAATGGCTCTTTGCCATTTACGCAAACAGCGTTATGTCACAAGAACGCTTATTGCCAACTATGCGGCTCGGGGAAGGAAAAGTGTGTGGGCGTATTCCTACCATCCAAATAGGGTTGAAATTGGATGAAGAATTGGAAAAACACCGATGTGGGGTTAGGCAACTACTCAAATATCGTCAGGAATGGGGCATAGAGGGCTTCAGAGCATGGATAAACGATGGGAAGGTACGGTTACTATGGTTGAGGTTAAAAAACGACTACAGCGAGCAATGGAGGCTCGGCAATCGGGGGGAGAAGGACCGTTGGCTTTAAGCCCTTTAAAAAAAGCATTAAATGATGCTGATTACTGGCGTAAGAAGTATGATGAACTTCTGATACACCTTGAACACCAAAACGACTACCGCAGATTCCTAGAGAGGCAAGTTTTTGGAGGACCTTCTTTTTGAAAAAATATTTCATCTTTGCTCATCAGGTCGCTAGATCAGGGGCAAAGCAATGTATTGACGAGTCTCCTGATGGATATGGAGCTGAGATTGGACCCATTAACCGTACTAAAGCTCAGAACGCTAAACTTCATGCCTTAATCGGTCAGATAGCTAAAACCCAAGAATGGGCTGGTAAAAAGCACAGCATTGAGACTTGGAAACGATTGCTAACAGCCTCATGGCTAAGAGCAAGGGGTGAGCCGATTGAAATGCTACCCGCTCTTGATGGCATGGGGGTCGATATTGTTTATCGTCATACTTCTGAATTGAATATTAATGAAATGATTGAGGAAATTGAATATGTGACCGCATGGGCTGTTGAACAAGGGATTAATGTTTAATGACTAGAAAGCTCTACGAATCGGACGAAAATTTAGGCAACGAAAGAGCTGTTGCTTTATTTATTGAAGAATTGTGGATATGTGATTTAATAAAACTACCGATTAAATATGGTCTTGATTACACATTTAGAAGGAATAAGAATCTCGTTGGCTTCTGTGAGATTAAATGCGTTAATTATGAAATGAGTCATTTTGACTTAATGAGTGGTGGATATTTTATTAGCGTTAAAAAGATAATGTCAGCTAGAGCATTAGTTGAAACAACAAAATTACCTTTTTATTTAATTGTTGATACTCGGGATGGAATATGGTACAGGGAATTTACTGAATTTAATAATCTAAAACTAATAGTAAATGGCAGAAAAGATAGGGATGATTGGCAAGATATTGAGCCAATGGTTTTGCTAGAAACAGCTTTATTTAAAAGAATTGCAAAGAAACCGAATGACCAAAGCTGAAAAAAATGTTTACCTTAGACTCTCACGATTGGGCTGTATTCTGTGCCAATGCAACGGCATACGAGAAATTGATGATTCTCCAGTCGAAATGCACCATATCCGAAGATATGGAGGAAAAAGAAGCCTTGCATCCGTCATTCCCTTGTGTGCTGAACATCATCGGCTTGGAAATTCCAGTATTCACAGCCTTGGACACAAAGGATTTCAAAAGTATTGGGGAGTGAGCGAAGAAGATTTATTTGAAATGGTCAAGGAGAAAATTGCATGAGAAAGGTTGATCGATTAACATTGTCGGAAATCGGTCAGTTAATTCCTTTTTCTGACGCTGGATAAACGTCACCAGCACCTATACAATGTATTACTGAGTAAAAAGGAAATCAAAGTGGCTAGACCGTCAAAACTGACTGACAAGCAATGGGAAGAAATCAAAAGCCGAATGCTTCATGGCGAGAAAGCGGCTGATCTCTCAAGGGAATACAAAGTAAGTAAGGCTTCTATTTCTGAACGAGTTTCCGAACGAGTCCGAACGATGAAAACTATTTCAAATCAATTAGTTACAGCAGAACAAGAATTAAAGGATTTACCTGTTTCTGAACAACTGACTGTATTGAACTTTGTAGATGACCTAAAAGCAATCAGTCTAAACCTTGCAAGTGCTGGTAAGTTTGGTGCGATTAATGCGAATAGGCTTTCTACCCTAGCGAACCAACAGATCAATAAAGTGACAGATGAAAGCATTGAGGATGGAGAAGGATTAGTCTCACTGGCTTGTGCAAGTCGATTGACTGACCTAGCAAATGAAGCAAGCAAAATACCGATTGGACTCATGAATGCCAATAAAGATCAAATAAAAGGCATTACTCCTCCACCAACAAAAGACTTCAAACAATGGACAAACGAGGAATTGCTTGAATACGCAACAAGGGATATTTAAAGAAATCTATATCAGGAAGACGGCTTCTGCTGACATATTGAATTATGTGAACGCTATTGAAGTGCCGGGTAGACCAATAACCGAAGATCCTGATACCGAATACTTTGAGCCTGTTGAGACTACGTTAGCTCATCATCATCGACTTTTGCTGACTAAGCTCGATGAGGTTGCGAGCACTCCACATGGGAGGATGATGGTTTTTATGCCACCGGGTTCTGCAAAATCAACCTATGCCAGTGTGGTGTTTCCATCAAAGTACCTAGGTGAAAAGCCAAATAGAAAGATTATTTTAGCGAGTTATGGTGATGACCTTGCCCGAAAATTAGGCAGACGTACTCGATCCATTATTAAGCAAAATCGTTATAAATCGATCTTCAATACTGAATTGACTATCGATTCTCAGGCGGCACAAGAGTTTGCATTGACCAATGGTAGCGAATACATGGCTTGTGGAATACTGGGAGGGGTAACGGGTAATCGTGCTCATGGGATCATTATTGATGACCCTATTAAAGGACGAGAACAGGCTAACTCTGAAACTATCCGAAACAAGACTTATGATGCTTTTGAGGATGATCTTAAAACTCGTCTAATACCGGGCGGTTGGATAGTATTAATTCAAACAAGATGGCATGAAGACGATTTAGCAGGAAGAATCCTACCTGAAGGATGGAAAGGCGAATCGGGCAAGATACTATGCAAAGATGGAAATTATTGGGAAGTGGTTTGTTTGCCAGCCTGTTGTGAAAATGAAGGTGATCCACTAGGACGCAAGATAGGTGAATACCTATGGTCAGAATGGTTTGATCTAAAACACTGGTCACAGTTTGAATCAAATCCTAGAACATGGGCGGCACTCTATCAACAACGACCAGCTCCGCTTGATGGCGATTTATTCAAGCCCGATCAAATCCAAGTGGTTGATGCTATACCTATTGGGGATATTAAATGGTGTCGGGGATGGGATTTAGCTTCTACTGTTGACGGAGACTGGACGGCTGGAGGCAAGCTAGGAAGATTAGCTGATGGACGATTCGTCATTGCAGATATGGTTAGATTGCGTGTGGGTCCCGATCAGCGTGACGCAGCAATGGTTAATACGGCTTCACTTGATGGAAGACCCGTTAAGATCAGCATTCCACAAGACCCCGGGCAAGCAGGAAAAACCCAAGTCTTATACCTAACAAGAGCATTGTCGGGATACAATGTCAAAAGCTCCCCTGAATCAGGTGATAAGATTACAAGAGCAGAGCCATTTGCTGCTCAAGTGAATATTGGCAATGTATTAATGCTTCGAGGAGATTGGAATGCACCCTTGATTAATGAAATGCGAATTTTCCCTAATGGTACGCATGACGACCAAGTAGACTCGCTATCAAGAGCATTTTCTGAAATAATGATTCCTCGTAAGAGTTTCTTTGGATAGGTGATTATGTTTAATTGGTTTCGTAAATCAGAGGTTCAAAAAGAGCCTGAACAGCCAAAGGCTCGAAAAAGCCTATTCAGCACTCATTCGTTTGATGAATTTGACCCCGATAATAAAAAATTCAAAATAGCAGATACATTTACTGCTCTTCAGGAAACGCAGCCAGCACTTTATGGCAAATACGCTATGGATGATTCCAGTAATGGTGTGGCTAATTTCAAAATGTATGCCAATGGCATGAACAGCGTTTCAGACGCAGTTATTGGCTGGTATGCTTCTCAAGGATTTATCGGAGCTCAGCTTTGCGGTATTTTGGCTCAAAATTGGCTCATTAACAAGGCTTGTGCTATGCCAGCCGATGATGCCATTCGCAAAGGCTACAACGTAGTGACTGTTGATGGCGATGAGCTAGACCCTGAAGCCGTTAAGATTATCAAGGCTTACGACAAAGCATTTAAATTGAATTTCAATATGCGTGAGTTTATCCGTAAAGGACGAATTTTTGGTGTACGAGTGGCAATGTTTAAGGTCATATCAACCGATAAAGACTATTACGAAAAGCCATTTAACATCGATGGAGTTACCCCAAATAGTTATAAAGGCATTGTTCAAGTCGATCCGTACTGGACAGCCCCAATGCTGGACGGTGCTTCTGCCAGCCAACCGGATACCTTGCATTTTTATGAACCGACTTGGTGGATCATTAACGGTAAGAAAGTTCACCGTAGCCACTTAATCATTTTCCGTCATGCTGAGCCTGTAGACGTGCTCAAGCCTCAATATATTTATGGTGGTGTACCACTAACCCAGCAGATCATGGAACGTGTGTACGCTGCAGAGCGTACCTCCAATGAGGCTCCTCAGTTAGCGATGTCCAAGCGTACAACTGTTTGGTTAACCGATATGGAAGCCGTAATGAGCGACACCAACGCTGCAGTCGGAAGATTGCAACAATGGGCAGCTTACCGGGACAACTATGGAGTTAAGCTGGGCGATAAAGAAGGTGACGAATTCCAACAGTTCGATACTTCCCTTGCTGATTTTGATTCTCTTATCATGACCCAGTACCAACTGGTAGCTGCCATTGCTGGAGTTCCTGCGACTAAGTTGCTAGGCACTTCTCCAAAAGGCTTTAATGCTACTGGCGAATACGAAGAAGCAAGCTATCATGAAATGCTTGAGTCGATTCAATCAAACGATTTGACCCCGTTCGCTGAGCGTCATCATCAACTGGTTATTAAATCATTCGTTGAGCCACAGCTCAAAATTAAGATGGATCTCGAGACCACTTTAAACTGGCTTCCACTCGATACACCTACTGCCGAAGAATTGGCTGCGACTAATCTTGCCAAAGCTCAGGCTGGACAAGTTCTTATCGGTTCCGGTGCTATTAGCAGCGAAGATGAGCGTCAACGTGTGGCAACTGATAAACAATCAGGCTACAACGAAATTGGCATTCTTGAAGAGCAAGACCCTGAAGGCGAGGAGCTCGCTGAGGAAGACTTTGAGAAAGTTCAAGACACAGCAAATCCACCTCAACAAGAGCCCGAGGTAGGAGAAAATGATTCCCCAAAGTTTGAAACTGCTCAGGATGCCGTCACATGGCATGAAGGAGACCATCCTAGAGCTGACAATGGACAATTCGGTTCAGGTGGTGGAGGTGCTTCAAAATCATCAAAATCTTCTAATAAACACAATGATATTGAGCCATATGAAAAAACCAACGAAAAACAACTGACCATTACTTTAACAAATAAAAGCGGTAAAGAAATTGTTGTAACCAAATCATCTTACGAAAAGGAAAAGGCTTCCTACAATGAGAAAGGATTTGAGCCGACTCAATCAACCATGAGTCCCGATCAGATCAAACAAGCCTTAAAGCCAGCCAAGACATTTCCTAATGGTGGATACATCGATCATCATGGATTTGAGCATTCACCAAATTTAAGTGAAGCTCATAGAGCGATTGAAAACAATTTCTATACTGATATTCTTTTAAACACTCCAAAATTAGTAGCCGATTACAAAACTACTTATGGTAATAACATTGATCCTGATTTAGTTAAGGAATTAGATCCTAACTTTAAAAAGGATAAGTCATTAGCGGCGGCTGTCCATGAACCAAGTTCTTATCTGTCAAAAGTTATATGGGCTGAATCATTAAAAGCTAAAAAAGAAGCTGGAGATAATTCACCTGTTCTGTTTACTGCTGGCGGTAGTGGCTCGGGTAAGTCTGAAGCAAAGCACCTCGCTAAAGCCCTTATAGATATAAAAGAAGATGCTGACCCATTAACTTTTGATTCTGTTTTAGGTGACTATAAGAAATCAGTCTTAAAGATAAATGAAGCGTTAGATGGTCAAAATGGACCGATTGATATTGTTTATACCAATGCTCCATTAGAATTAGCTATCAAACTTAATCTGCAACGTCCCCGTACCGTTAAGATTGATACAGTAATTAATGCTCATATTGCCGCTTCTGAGAATATTCATAAATTAGCAGAACATTATAAAAACGATAAACGAGTCAATATTGTTGTAGTGAATAACACAGGCGATCCACCCGATTTAGCAAAAGGAGAACTATCTGATGTATTCAATTATGCAAATAGAGAAGCAGTAAAAACAAGAATTGTGGATCATGCTAAAAAATTGGTAGCAGGAAACAAGCTACAAGATAAACAAGGCAATCCACTGAAAGATCAAGGCAAGAAGCTAAAAATGTTATTAGGATAAAGCCCCAAAGGGCTTTTCCTAGTAACCATTAGCTAAAGCCCATTTTTCAATCTTATTGATAATTTGCAGTGAGACTTCTTTTTGTTGCTCATTTTTGTAATTTTCCAAATATCCGTAAGAAGTTAAGAATTGTAAACTTCCGCTATAGTCACCCTTGACTACAATGCAATCAGACCATTCCTCAGAAAAATCCAGCTCACATTCGTATCCTTCAATTACTGTTTTTAAGTTTTCGATTTGCATTTTGCTTCCTTTCGTAAATTAATATTTGTTTTTTAATAATCTTTTAGCGGCAATTAATCTTGCATTTTCTTCAGGAGAGTTCAGTATTGGCATCATAGATAAAGCCTTAATCATGTTTTTTAAGGCAACTCCATTGTTACCGCCAGCTAAAACCATGTCTGCATATTTAGCTGGATTACTGGCTTTTAAATCTTGATAATATGTTGCCATTTCAATTCCTTTCGTAAACCCCCGAAGGGGTATTAATTAGTCCATCCAGCCATCGTAATACTGAGCCTTGATTCCATTTATTGCCAAATAATCAAGCACTGGTTGAACTGATTTAGAAGCGGCAATATTTCCTTGTACAAATCCGCAATTCACAATACTCAGCATTTCATACTTCCTGCAACCTTTACCAATGAAAACAACTTGAATTGCTTTGCCACCACAACAAGTACCTTGATCTACAGCACCTTGTTTTACCCATTCCTGATACCACATATTTTCTGCGGCATCGATAACGGCGCTCTTTGAAGCCAAATCACCAGCTTGATAGGCACTCATTGATTCTCCGTTGTAGTTGAAAACTTGTTTCATGATTAATTCCTTTCGTGGATTAATTTACTTTGTAAAGTGAAATTGCTACTGCCATTGCCGCTTCTGCTACTTCAATCGAACCTCCAGCCACCAAGACATTTTTAGCTGAATTGCTAATTTTTCCTAAGTCCATGATGTTGAATTGGATGCCGCTTCCCAATTTATTGAAGATAGTTTGAACTTGATTTTCGATGATTTTTTGAGCCTTTTTCATTTTCAATTCCTTTCGTGGTCATTGATCCTACAATTTAATAATATACCTATTTAGTATTAATGCAACAACTATTTTTAAGCTGTTGCATTTCTGCACTAAAACTTAGAAATACGATAATCGATACCAAAATGCGTAATATCGAATGAAACTGCTATTGGCTCATCTTTAAAATACTTGTAGCCAAGAGTAGCGAGAAAGTCTCCTGCTGGATCAGCAATAAAGACTTCATTAGGGACAAACACTCCAACTTTCTGAAAAACGCCATTGACGTTTTTAGCGACCAAGATATTCATACAGCCTCCTTTTGAAAATACCCGAATTTTTCTTCCAAAATCATTCTGACGTGCTCACGATCTAATGAGTCACCAATAACAGGAGCCCCAAAACGATATTCTTTTCCATCTTTAGACTGAAGAAAACGAATTGCTTGTTTTACTATTTCGATTGGCACTCCCATGTCGTAAACACCACCAGCACCATAAAAACTATAAACATAACGAGAAAACACTTTTAATTTATAATAGGACATTGCCATTTTTAAGCTCCTTGAAATAAAACACCGTAGTTACGATCCATTCCCTGCATGATTCTTTCGGCACGTTCAGCACCGAAGACATACTGAAGAAACTGGAATGGCTCATCCTGAATGGGGACTCTGTTTCCAAAACCTCGGACAACCAACAAAGCATTCATTTCAAACTCCTTTCGTGGAAGACTTACTACACTCTTAGTATCATACTAATTAAGCATAACGTCAATAGGTTTAAGAAATATATTTTTAGGTGTTGTATTTGTAATACACTTAAAAAAACATCAAAAAACCCTTGACTCCATGCCAAATAGGTATATAGTAGAGATGTAGTCTTCATCAACACGAAAGGAAATGAAAATGGCACGTCAATTAAGTAGATATGCAAGAGCTGGTCAAATGATCCGTAGTTTCATGCGTGAGCAAGGGATCGCTGGCAGCGTCAGGGGTCAAAGCTATGCAGGAGGCAGCAGCATCAACATTCATGTTGAAGATATGCAGCCAGCAGCGTTGCAAGCTTTGGAGCGTTTTGCTCGTCAGTTCGAGTACGGCAGCTTTAACGGCATGGAAGATATTTACGAATACAATAACGTAAATGATGACTTGCCCCAAGTGAGCTACGTCTTTGTTAACAACAATATTAGCAATGGTTTACGTCAAGCGATTTGGGATTTTGCAAGGGGCTATTACAAAGGTTTAGAGAATGCTCCTGCCGATGCGATTGAAGCTGGCAACTACTATTGCCCAAACTTTGATCGTTACGGTCAGC